CAAGCTGGTCACGCCGGCCCAGATTGACCTGTACTGGGCCGCGCTGAAGGACCTGCCATGGGAAATCGTAGAGCAGGTCGGCCAGTCGCACATGCGCTACGGGAAGTTTTTTCCCAAAGCGTCAGAGCTGCGGCCCAAGGCCGACAAGCCGCCCGAACCGATTGACCACAAGGCCATGGACGCCGCTGACCGTGCCAACGTCCAAGCGTGGGAGGAGCTGCGCCGGCTAGACCCCAAGCGGTACTGGCTGGAGTTTGAGCGGGCCTACCTTGGCCGGCTGGACTTCAGGTTTGCGCCGGGATCACCGGAACACGTTACCGCCGCTCAACGCTGCCGTGACCGCTGTGCGCAGGAGCTGTTCATGCTTGAACGCATCCCTGAGCGCAACGAGGTGTTTTTCTGATGCCGTACCCAAGAAAGTCCAAGTACCGCAACGTGCCCACCGTCATCGACGGCCATCGGTTTGCGAGCAAGGCCGAGGCGGCGCGATACAGCGAATTAAAATTGCTGGAATCCCAGCGTGTAGTGCGCTGGTTTATCCGCCAGCCGCGCTTTGACCTGCCGGACGGCATAACCTACGTCGCGGATTTTCTGGTGGTCTGGGCAGCAGATGAGCTGAGCTTTGAGCCAGGACAAATCACCGTTGAGGACGTCAAGGGCGTGGAAACGGACGTTTTCCGCTTGAAGCGCAAGCTGTTTGAGTCGCGCTACGGCCATTTGACCATCATCAGCAAAGGGCGCAAACTCACACGACCGGAGGCCCAACCCCATGGCTGAGTACGAAAAACCCGCAGGTCAGTTTGTGGCTGTGCTGCTGCACTCGGCCACGGCTACGCATTTCCTGCACCTCCAGTCGCGCAACTACGCTGAGCATATTGCGCTGGCCGAGTACTACGACGCCATCGTCGAGCTGGCCGACAAGTGGGCCGAGGCGTATCAGGGCTGCTACAACATCATCACCAGCTACCCGTCAGACTTTGCGCTGGCTAAGGACGCGGTGCAATACCTGCGCAAAATCAAGGCCTTTGTGGAGGCCATCCGCGAGGACTTGCCGCAAGACAGCGCTCTGCAAAACATCGTCGACGAGATTGTCGACCAGATCGCCTCCACGCTGTACAAGCTGCGGTTTCTGCGTTAATGCCCAGCACCAGTGACAAACAGCGCCGATTTATGGCAGCCGCCGCTCACGATGCAAACTTTGCCAAAACCGCAGGTATTCCGCAGTCTGTTGCGCGTGAATATAACCAAGCGGACAAAAGCAAAAAACTTGCAAAGGCTTTGCGGTCGCACCGGAGCATGTAATGGCGCGGACGCAGCCCAAAAGCCCTGAGCGCAAGGAGCTGGCCGACAAGGTGCTGGACGGCATGCGCAAGGGCAAAAGTGCGCACATGGCCTGTCAGGCGGTAGGGCTGCCGCAAAGTACGTTTGCAACATGGGTCAGTGAAGATGCAGACCTTGCCGAACGGTACGCGCGCGCGAGGGAGGATCTGATCGAGCATATGGCCGCTGAGACGCTGGCTATTGCCGACGCTCCGGTAGGCTCAACCGAACACGGCACAACCGACAGCGGAGCGGTGCAAAAACAACGTTTGCAGGTTGATACGCGCAAGTGGCTGTTGTCTAAGTTGGCCCCCAAGAAGTACGGCGACCAGCTGACTTTGAGCGGCAACGACAAGGCGCCCATCAGCGTGTCCTGGCGTAATCCCGTATGAGCCGGCACATCGAAATTGACTACACGCCCCGCCGGGCGTTTATGCCGTTCCACGACAGGACGCAACGCTGGGCCTGTCTGGTCGCGCACCGCCGGGCCGGCAAGACCGTGGCGGCCATCAACGACATGATTCGCGCCGCGCTGATGTCACGCTCGCCCAACCCGTTGTTTGCGTATATCGCGCCTTTTCGTAGCCAGGCTAAGTCGGTCGCGTGGGAGTACCTGAAGCGGTACGCCGCGCCCGTGCTGGAGTCGAGCAACGAGCAGGAATTGACCGTTACGCTCAAGAGTCAGGCCAAGGTGCGCTTGTACGGCGCCGACAACGCGGACGCCATGCGCGGTCTTGGCTTTGACGGCGTGTTTATGGACGAATACGGCGACTGGCGCCCCAGCGTGTTTGGCAACGTCATTAGGCCGGCCCTGAGCGACAAACAAGGCTGGGCGGTGTTTGCGGGTACGCCCAAGGGCAAAAACCAATTCTGGGACATCTACGAAACCAGCCAGCGCCTGCCGGCTGATTGGTTTAGCCTGACGCTGACTGCCAGCGAGTCGGGCATTTTGCCGCCTGGCGAACTTGCGGCGGCCAAGGCCCAGCTGTCGAAAGATCAGTACGAGCAGGAGTACGAGTGCAGCTTTGAGGCGGCCATTCTCGGCGCTTTCTTTGGCCCCGAGATGTCAGACGCCACCCGTGAGGGCCGCATATGCGCTGTGCCGGTAGATCGTGACCTGCCGGTGCATACGGCGTGGGATTTGGGCTGGCGCGACGATACGGCCATTTGGTTTTACCAAGTGCTGCGCGGCGAAATACGCATCGTGGACTTCTACGCGGTCAGTGGCGCGGACATCGATGATCTGTGCAACGTAATCGAGGCCAAGGCGTACAAATACGGCCTGCACCAGCTGCCGCACGATGCCAGGGCAAAAACCCTAAGCAGCGGCGGTAAGAGCGTCATCGAGCAGCTGGCCGTGCGGTTAGGCATGGCTAACCTGCGCATCGTGCCTGACTTGTCGGTGCAGGACGGCATACAGGCCGTGCGCCGGATGTTGCCGCGGTGCTGGTTTGATGCTGACCGTTGCCGTGAAGGCGTCGAGGCTTTGCGGCAATACGAGCGCGAATACGACGAGGACAAGAAAGCGTTTCGGGCCAGCCCCAAGCACAACTGGTGCAGTCACCCGGCAGACGCTTTTCGGATGTTGGCCATCGCGTGGTCGCACGAGCCTGCGGACGTCAAAAAGCCCGCAGTCAAAACGCTGATTGTTGGCCCCGAAAACGAGGTCAGCCTGAACGACATGTGGGCCGCGCATCAAACCGGCCAGCGATATGGAGCAGCTCGAATATGAACAAAGCGCGGCGGCTGGCAAAAGCATTGCGTGACAGCGCATACACCAAGCCCAAAAAGCCTCAAGGCCCGGCTCGCCAGCCGCCTGCGCCCCCCGCCCGCGAAATGCCGTTGCTTGGGGATGACACGTGATCGCGCTGCGCTTGACCTGGGCGATTGTCACGTTTGCCGCTTACCAGCTGCTGACCATCCCGCTGTGGCTTTTAGGCTGGGTGGCCGTGCCGCTGGCCATCCGCTACGGCCAGTGGGACATCAGCCCGATAAACGGCGCGTGCATTTACAACGCCCCGCGTTGGCTGTGGCTGTGGGGCAATGACGAGGACGGTTTGGACCCCGTGTGGTACCGGACGGCCAACCCCACATGGTCGCCGTTCAAGCGTCAGCTAATCTGGGCCGCGTGGCGTAACAGCGTAAACAACCTGCGCTGCGTTAAGTGGCTGCACCCTGCGCCGGTGGCCGAGCGCATCCGGTTTGTGCGCTGGGGCGACAGCTGGCTCTGCTGGCAGGGCGTGTTGTATTGCATCCAATTGCAAACGCCGTGGTTTGAGCTGACGTGCGGCTGGCGCTACTACCCCGACGATGCCAAGGGCGTAGACCCGACAGACTGGCGCTGCTGGGGCACAGGTTTTCGCTGGTCAATTTTGAGGAACAAACATGGATCAGCTTAATTCGCCGCCGGTTGAAAAATACCTCAACACCATTTCGAGCTACGACAGCGAGTTCCAGAAATGGGAAGCGCGGGTCAAGAAGATCATCAAACGTTACCGCGATGACTCGCGCAGTAACAGCGGCAACGAGGCGGCCAAATTCAACATCCTGTGGTCGAACGTGCAGACGCTGATTCCTGCCGTCTACGCTCGCTTGCCCACGGCGGACGTGTCGCGCCGGTTTGGCGACAACGATCAGGTGGGCCGCGTGGCCGCTGAGATCATTTCCCGTGCGCTTGATTTTGAGATCGAGCATTACCCCGACTTTCGCGCCACGATGCGCCAGTGCGTGGAAGATCGCTTC